CTGATAATCTTTGTGGTCATAAAAGTTATCAGTCATATAATCACCGTTGATATTTTTTAAACACATATCTCTAAAAGTGATTTCATCATTTTCAGAATCATCAAATTTTGAATGGTCGAAATCGACTGTTCCTTTAAAATCGAAAGAATTTTGAAATGTTCTTTGATCACTTTTAGCACATAATAGGTTGAAAACAGACCCTTTCTTTTGATTCTTGTTATAAGAATTTATAACATAAGGGTCTATCTCATTATGTTTTCCCTCTTCTGTTAAAAAAGAGATTTTTGTAAAGATAGTTTCCTTGACTGTTTTTGAATCAGCGTAAAGGATTACTTTCTTTCCATTGTGCGTTTTGTCAATAACAGGGTTTGTGATTACAGTTTTTCCTGCAGAATTTACATCATAGATTGACACTTTTTGTAATACGACATACATGCAAAATCTATCAATCACTGATATAGCTTTTTTATTCCAAGACACCAAACCTTCCTTCGAAAGTTCATTCTGTCTTTTTACATACTTAAAAAGTGTATCAATCGTTTTTTGATATTCTTCATTCGGAAAATTATCCAAAATCGGAAGTTTTCTGTAAATTCTTTCAGAATTATTTTCAAAGTAAATTTGAAAAAATTTTACATCACAAAAGAAAATTTTATCGTTTTTCATTATTGGAATGAAATCGATATTTTTATTCTTTACAGGTATTTGAAGGTACTTATCTTCCCTCTTCACTTTTTCTTTATCGGTATTTAATTTTCTCATATTCTCCAAAAAATCAACACCTCTTTCTTTTTTATCTTTTTTAATTGTTGAACTCATTTGAGTCCTCCTTGTTATGAATTTTATATATTTTTAACATTTTATTCAAAGTTGTAATAATTTGTAAATTTATCAAAAATCACAAATTTCCCATCTTCTACCTTTTTAATTGTGTTATTATAGTCGTTTGTGTCTATAATGACAAACTTACTAGCTCTTGTAATAGCTGTGTAAATCAACTTTTGAGCGGTTTCTGAGCAGTATTTTTTTAATTCGTAAGGATTTTTTATGAAATCCTTTACTTTATATTTTGTTAAAAAATTACTTGAAATTAAATCTCTAAAATTGATTAAGACATATTCAATAGTTCTACCCTGTGTTTTGTGTATAGTTTGAGCATTTACATACTCAACCTTCGAATTCACTTTTTTTATAAATCTAAAAAAAGAATTTTTGATTTCTCTTTTTAAATCTTTTGAAGTTTCAGAATCAACTTTGTATAAAGTCGATTCTTCATCACCTAAAATGACTTTTAATTTTGTCAGTTCTAAATTTTCAAAACCCCAGTAGTATTTATAACTTTTTTTAAATTTAAGAAACTCGTTTTTGTTATAATTATCTACTCGGTAAGTTAAAAAGAATTCGTTGTCATCGTAAAAATAGATTTCATTCTCTGTTTCATTTTCTCTATAACAATTTATTTCTCTAAATTTAGAATCAAAAACAGAACCAAATTTACCACCCTCTTCATCTGTAAATTCAAATTCAATGAAAACTGGTTTGATTTTTGTATCTTTTACCAAAAATTCTTCGTTTGTATAGGGTTTCATTCTAAATTGATTGTCTTTATAAGTAAAAGGCACACCTGTTATATTGACAGTGTCGTTTTCTTGAATCTCTCTCCATTTTTCACCATATAATCTCTGTCTTATTTTATTACAAAAATGGGTTTTTACTGAATTTCTGTATGTCAGATACCTAACAGAGCTTGTCTTTTTATACAACTCATCTACTATGTCTATAGGATCGTTGTCTGTGTATATGAATCCACCACATTCTTCTGTTATACATTTTCCATTTTTGAAAATACCACCATCGGACAATTCTTTGACTTTTTTTGATAGATCGATAATAGGTGACCCTTCAGTCTGACGAACAATCTCTTTTAAATTGTATCTTAAAGAAACTTCTTCAAAGACAACTGATTTTAAAAGTGGTGGTTCTTTTTCATTTTTGTCAGTGTCATTTACAGGTGGGAGTTGTTTTTCATCCCCGATGAAAATAACTTTCAATTGATTTTTTGATAGATTGTTTTGGTAATTTTTGATAAGATTAAAGATTTCAGAGTTAATCATTGAAGATTCGTCAATAATCAATAAACATCTTTTTTCGATAATATCTTTTTCTGTTTTGTCGAACAAAAACCAATTTATTGAAAGATTTTTTAAATCATATTGAAAATCTAATACAAAATTTTTATCTTCTTTTATCTTTTTTTCAAGGCAAGTTTCACAAAAAATTAAATTTTTGTTAAATGTTAAGAAATCTTCTCCACATTTTTGGGAGAGTTCTTTATTACCTTTTTTGACTTTGTTTTTGTATTCACATTCTTTTTCTTTCATTGAAAAAAGAGAATGAATTGTTCGATGGTGAATATTGTTTGATTTGAAATTGGTTTTGTTTTTTATCACACCAACAGCATTGTGTGTTGGAGCTGATATTAAAACTTTATCAAAATTCTCTAAATTTTCTTTGACAATTTCTCCAACTAAAAATGTTTTACCAGTTCCAGCAGAACCTTCAATTAAAAACATTGATTCATCACCTTTGATGAATTCCCTTACTTTTTCTGAACACTCTTTTTGAGATTGTGTTAAATCTGTTTTACTTTTCATAAAATTTTTTATCCTTAATTTAATAATTTATAATAACAATTTATACACATTAAATTTTATTGTCAACTACTTTTTTAAATTTTTTCCATAAATTTTTAATATTTTTTGAAATGTCTTCAAAATTGAATTCAGTAATTTCTACTATTTTTCCCTCTTCAAAAAATTTTTCTAATTCAGTTTTTGAAAAAGGGTTTGATAAAACTTCTATTTTTGAAACATCTAAATCATCTAAAATTGATAAATCTGCTATTTTACAAAAAATTATGTCCCCGCTGGGTTTTTCTTCTCCTTTGATTTTAAACCCTGAACCTTTTCCCTGTTTTTTTGATTGAATAAAAAAGGAGTTATAGACTGGTTTATCTTTAAATATATTATCTAAATTTGGTATTGAAAAAATATTGTTCGAATTTGTATTATTGAAAAAACCACCTTTAACTTCAACAGAATCTCCTTTTTCAAAATATTTAATGTTTGAACTTTTATGATACAAATTTTTAATATAACCGCTTTCAATTCCTATGTGTTCTAATTCATAATCACAATCCTGTTCTTTTATTATGAATCCATCAGTGTTTAATTCAATTATATCTTTAGTGGTAATATTATGTGATCTTAAAAAATCAATTGCTAAAAATTGTCCAAACAAGCACACATAATCATTCATAGTTATGTTAGGGTATTCTTCACACTTTAACCCTTTCATCTTACCAAAGAGAGAATTTAAGAATAGTTTTAAAGAGGTTGCTTCTACAATTTTTCCTTCTTTTTTAAATTTTAAACGATATTCCAAAACTTTATTTAAAAAACCTCTGTCTTTTTTTGATAGGAAATCTAAATATTTTAAATAGATATTCGGGTAATATGAAGCAAAATCACCATAAAAAACATTCTCATAATAACTCCAATTTTTTTCTTGTTCTTTAGGAGGGTGGTGTAATCCACCATATTTGATGTTGATACCATCTTGGTATATACCGTTTAGATTATGGTCTAATTTTTTTGATAAATCTTCATTTCTTTTAACAAAATTATTATAATTTTTGACTAAACTACAATTTTCAGACTCTTCCTTTTTTTCCAAAGATTTTTTATAAATTCTTAACATTTCAAGTGTTTTGTTTTTTTTATCAACAAAACCTATTTTCTCTAAATTTTTGACATCATTTATTTCATTTTTTACTTCTTCTTTTTTTTCATCGATAAGTGTTTTTGAGTGTTTTATAGGTGTTTCTAATTCTAAAATTTCCTGTTCTATTTTTGGATTTATAAAAGATTTATTTTTTATCATTTGCATACAAAGTTTTATTGAATCGTCACCTATACCAGCGTTTAATAAACAATCATAAATATCAAACATTGGGTTCAATTGAACTACTTTATAAACATAATGATTACATATGTCTCTTAGTGATACAAAATCAGTCTTAAAAATTTTGTTTAGATAATCGACACATGCTAATTGTAGCATTATGTCATCTGTAATAAGTAATTGTGTTTGATCTAAATCCTCTTTGTTATATTCAAAAAACTCTTCTAAATTTTTAATTGATTTTAGAGATTTTTTGAAGCAATGATTGTTTATAAAAAAAGCACATTTTTTTAAACCACCATACTTTTTGTAAAAATCGGTATATAAATCTACAGAATTTGAAAGAGTTTGATTTTTTACTTGAAAAGTTGTTTTGTTGTAAGGATTGATAAAATTTTTATAATCAGATTTTGTTTTACTTATGATGGTGTTTGATAAATTTCTTACTTCTTCATAAGTTATATTTTGATTGTGTTTATGATTTATAACATAATTTAAAATGTAATTATCATAAAAATAATTGTTAAATCCTATGAAGATTTTATCTTCAAAATCTTTTAGAAATTCTAACATTTCTTTTACTGAATTCTTACACAGATGATTGAAATTATAATAATCATCATTGTGCTTGAAACCACAGAAAGAATACCCATGATCCGTCTCTGTATCATAAACGATGAAATCGTTTTTTGTATAAATTTTCATTAAATTTTCCTTAAATTTGTTAATATTTCGTCTAATTGTTTTTGATTAGATAAAGCATATTTAAAATAAACCCTTTGTTTTTTAGTTCCTAATCTTAGTTCTTTTGGACTAAGTATCAAATTTTCAGTGTTTATATATTTTTTTAAAGTTTGAATTTTAATAATTTTATCAATTTCTCTTTGTGAATAAATTTTATCACTATTCTCTTCATCAATTTTTGACTTTATACGATTTCTAAAATCTTGTAAAGTAAAAGGTGTTTCAATGTTTCCATCAATTTTAAAATCTCCAAGTGTTTTTTCATAAAATTCTAAATATGGAAAAATGTCGTGTTTTTTACTTTCAATATAAGCTATTTGAGTATCACTTACTTTTGGTGATAAATGAATAAACTTATCTTTTTCTTCGTCTAATTCAACCCTGTTTTTAAAATACTCATAAACCAAAGCTGGGTTTTCATTTATAGAGATGTTTATCTCTTTCAACCATTCATCTGTAATTTCTCTGTTTTTTATACACATTAAATAATAAAACCTTCTCTCACCTTTTGTATTTGAGAAGGGGTCAATTTCATTTGAAGTAAAAAAGAGGTTGAACATTCTAAAAATTTCTTTACTTTCTTGATACATTCTTCTTATTTTTACAGAATTATCATCAAACAAAGGTTTTAGATTGTTTGTTTGTTTTTGGTCAAGTTTTGGAACATCTTCGATGTATATCACTTTTGAAGTTTCATAAGAAGGTGGATCAAAATTTCCACTAATACTCGAACCTCTTTCGTTTGAAAATCCATCAAAAAGACAGACTTTTAACAATTTAATCAGAGTAGATTTTCCTGTGTTTCCTACTCCTGTAAAGACAGGAGCAAAACCAAGTTTTAATTCAGGTTTAAAAATAGAGATTTTGAATATTTTTTTGATAAATTCTGCTTCTTCTTTTGAATTGGAACAGTTGTATAAAAATAACTTGTCTAAATTTTCGAAAAACTTATCTCTATCTTTTAGAGAAGTGATTTGATTTTCTTTGAAAATCGGTTTTAGATAAGATAGGTTCAAAACTCTTTTGGGTTTTCTCAATTCTTTTGAAAATTTATCATAGATTTTTCCTTCATTGTCTATAAAAACAACCTCTTTCCAATGTGGAAGACAGACGGTCCCGTCCATTACTCTGTAAGATTGGTACAGAATTTTTAACATTATGTTTTCAAATCTGCTTATTATGTCGTCTGTTTTGTGTTTATCCTTTTTTTCTTTTGAAAAATCTGTTATAAATTGTAAGTAATTTCCTTCAATCCATTTGTTCATGTAAAGAAACATCATCATCTCTTTTAGGTTTGATTTTATTTCTACATCATAATTATGAGGGTTTTTGAAGTAATAGGTGGGTTTTGGAATTCCATTTTTACTACTACCCATAACCACATATATGTATTTTTTAGCTTCATTACACATCTGATAGATTTCATACTCTTCAGCATCATCTGTGTCTAAATCATATTCATCTTCTTCCCTGTCGTCAATTGGTGCTTCTTCTGTAAATTGTTCTTTTTTTTGATAAAAACCACACACATATTTATAGTTCGTTCTGTTTGATTGATAGTTTATTAAAGCGTATTCGAGTTGATCTTTTGCCTTGTTCATTGTGTAGTCAGGGTTGCCTGATTGTAAAGACCATTCTACAAATTGAACAGTGATTACTTTTTTTATGTCTATATTTTCAGTTTTACCAACCCATTTAGAATTTTTAATAACACCAGCTAATCTAAAAGATACACTAATCCAAGTGTTGTAAATCGTGCTGTCTTGTGTTTTTAACCAATTGTTTATGAATTTTAGATTTTCTTCTTTTAGTTCAATAACCCCTTCGTCATAGTCAAAATTAGAAGTTTTTTTATAAGATAACATTTCAAATAATTTTTCTTCTTGTTCTTTTGTTAATTCTATAATTTCTGCTTTTGGGTTTAGTTTGTAATTTATTCCATTTATGGAAGATCCAACACACATTATTTTTGAACCTTCTCCAATCATAAATTCAACAGATGGGAAATCTTTGATGGAAGTTTTGTTTGGTAAATTTTCGGGTTTGTTTGAAACTTTTATGTAATAGTGCTTACCTCCATTTGGAGTAGTGGTGAAATGTTTTTTTAGATTTTCTTCAGATAATCCAATGTTTTTGAAAATTTGAATTAAAGAAATATTCCCCGATGGTTTTCCTTCTTTCTCATCAACATCTATATATATTAAGTTAGGAAGGGGTGTTATACCATAATTGGAATTTTCAATTATGTCTAAAATATCTTTCTCTGTTTTTGTATCTTTAAAAAACTGATTGAAAGAAGACCAATCAATAGAATCACCATCTTTGTTATAAAGAGTTCGAGGTTTTTTTGAATTATCTTCTACAGGTATGATATATTGCCAGTAGTTAGAGTCGTGTTTTTTTAACTTGTTTAAAAATTTATTCATAAATAATATCCTTAAATTAAAAGGTATAAAACAAATTATACCCTACTTATTTTTGTCAATGTTTTATTTTTTATTTTTGTGAAGTTATTTTCAAACTTCACATTTACTATAAAGACATGCTAAAAAACATTGTCAACCACTTTTTTATTTTTTTATCAAAAAAATTATTTTGGAGAAAAATCGGCACCTTAAAATAAATTTTGGAGAAAAATCGGCACCTAATGAAAACATAGTTTCAAAGGGTTTTATTGTGTTAAAAGTATAGTTTGGAGACTTTCTGCACATTTTCTTATATTCTTTTCTTACTTTACTAGTAAGGATCAAGCAAAAAATGTAAAAAAATCGCAAAAACATACTTTCAAAGGGTTCTATTGTCTTAAAACCTATGATCGACAAGTGCTTAAAAATCTCCAAGAGGGTGCTTAAAAATCTCCAAAATTATCTATAAATTTTAAAAAACAGAAAAAAACAAATTCTCTCTAATCAAAATATAAGATAATTTACAGAATAAATAATCGTCAATGGGAGAAAATAAAGAGATGTAAAAGATTAATATTAGGAATTCCAATTAGTTTTTTTATTCAATTCGTTAGTTTTTTCTTCGATTTTTTCTAAAACCACTTAAAACTATATCTAAACCATAATATTTTCATTAGTTTTTTTCTTCGATTTGTTAGTTTTTTCTTCAATTATTTTTTCTAGTTCTTTTTTAGAAATGGTTGATACAGTAATTTCAATATCTGTTTTTAATTTAAAATCTAAAGTCCATAATTTATAACATTTTATCATATGGTACATACAATGAAAGATGGTTTTTTTACTATAATTTTTATTCACAAGATAATCTAACAAAAGAAAAAACTTATCCTCTGTAAAAATATTTATGTTATCAAGTAAAGATTTTAAAATTACAAATTCAGTGAGTATATCAACACACATATTTACCAACTTAAAATTATTACTGCTTATTCTATCACCATTTCTCTTAAAATACAATTTACTAAAAAAAGTAGTAAGATCAAACTCATCATAACCTTTAAAAAGAATATCAACCTTTTCCATCTTATAAACGGACAGAATACCTTCCATAAGTAAATATTTTTTTAATTCCCACAAGTCTCTAACAACATAATAAGGGTATAACAATCTACCTACTTTCTTTTGACTTTCAGTGAGATTATTATTACCAAATTTAAACTCTATATAGATTGTTTTAGTATTACACTTGGAAGAACGAGGTTTCCTATGTAAAGTAATATCAGGAAAACCAGGAGTATAACCGAATTTCTTCCTTTCATTACAAGTGAATTTCACATCATCTATTTTATATATAGTGGAGTAGTTGGAGAAATTCTCTTGTATTTCAAAATTTTTAGTGAATTTTTGAACTTCTCTCAAATATCTAACACAAAGAAGGTGTAAATCTTCTTCGTTTCTTGGTATGTAGTTTTCAATCATTTTTTTACCACCTGTATTTTTTTAATTATAATTTACATTGGAACATATTTAAAACTAATTATATAAATATTCTATTATTGTCAAATCAAAATAAAATAAAAATAAACAAATGATATTTTGGCAACTATTCCTAAAAGTTGCCAAAATAAAAAAAATAGTTTCCAAAAACATAATATTATAAAATAATGAAATTATGAATATGAGTAAAAATATTATTTCTAACAATAAACTTATACAATTAAAAGAAGAGGGTTTTTCCCAACAAGAAATATCAAAAGAAACAGGTTTATCTAAAAGTGTAATATCTAAAAGATTGAAAAAAATAAATCAAAATTACACTCAAACAAAAAAACCAAATGTAGAAAAAAAACCAAATTTAAATCAAGTTAAAAAACAGAGTGTTGAATTTAAATCTAAATTAGAAACGAATATTGATAGATTAGATTTATGGATTACAAAAATGGAATCTATATATTTAGAACATCCAGACCCTAAATCTCTTTATTCTCTTACTCAAACTATCAAATTAAAAATAGATTTAGATGAGAAATTACAAATAGAAAACAATATTGAAGAATCAGAACCTAATAAAATTTTATACATTTAATTTTTTTACTATTTTTTTATTGACATTAAATAATAATCATTTTAAATAGAATTATTATGAGTGAAAATAACGAACAAAAAACAGAACCTGCAAAAATAATTGTAGAAACTTCTCCTCCTAAAAAAGAGGAAGAGAAACACCTTGAATCAGAGTATAAAAGGCTTTTTGAATTGGAAAAAAATGTCTCTAAATCTCAAAAAGAGAATTATGAGAATTTAAAAAAAGAATTTGATGAATATAAAAACAAATTCAATCAATCTACTATTGATAATGTTGGAAAAACTATCCACGAAGAGATTGAAATAAAGTCAAAATATAAGGAATTATTTAGTAATGATAATCAATCTAATTTAAAACCTTTAGAAATGAAGAAAAAAATAGTTGAAAAATATCTTCCTTTTGATATTGACTCCAATCCTTCAAATGAAGAAATAACAGCAAGATATAAAGCGAGTCTTGATATTATAAAAAAAGAAAAAGAATTAAATAGAGAGAATGAAACTAAAAAACAGGTTGTTCAAAATAAAACTTTTACTGAAAAAAGTAATGAGTTTTTTGGTTTGTAATTTATAAATTTATTTAAAAGGAAATTTCTTTATGGCTATAAAGTTTAGAAACACACCGAATAAAAAAGGTGTAATCACACAAGAAGATACTAAAACTGAAAGTGTTTTAGTTACTTCTACTACCAACTTAGCAGCTGGTAATGTTGTTTCTTTTGATTCTGACTCTGGGCTTGTTGATGCTGATGGTACTTCTGCTGGTAAAAGTAATGGTTTTGCTGGTGTTGTCACTTCTGACATTAACAAAGACAGTTGGAAACAAAATGAATACTGCACCGTTGTTAGAAGTGGTAATGTCTCTGTTGAAAGTTCTGTTGCTGTCAATCGTTTAGATGATGTCAGATGGAATTATTCTACTAAAAAGTTTGTTAAAACTGCCGCATCTCCTAACACTGTTCAATTAGTTGGTGCTAAGTTTAATAATAAAATCAGTTCTGCTGGTTTAGTAAGTGTATTCATACCAGAAGGTGTGACATTTAAAAAAGATTAAAGGAGTATTAAATGGCTGAAACTATTGTTAATGGTTTATTTACCGAAAATGAATTGACAAGTTATTATAATATACTTGTTCAACCTTTAGAAGAGGAAAATAAAGTCACTGATTTATTTCCTTTCAATCAATATGAACCTGGTGCAACCGTCAATTCTTACAGAAAGATTGATAGTAAAGGTACTGCTACTAGAGGTCAAAATATTTCTGCTGATAAAGTCAATTTTATTGAATCTACAGGAGAAATAAGAAATGTACCTGTAATTGATTATAGAGCTGGTTTGAGAATCACTCAACAAGAACTTCAACAAATCAAAAAAGCTAGAAGTTCTAATAATGTTAGTGGTTATGATCCAATGAATTTTAAATTGAAGTCTGCTCGAAAAGAGATTTTGAGAGCTATGAAGATTCATGCTTTTGAAGGTCTTTATGAAACTGGTAATGGTATAAAAAAAGTTTCTAGTAATTTAGATTTAACAAGTGGAACAGAAGCACAGAAAATAGATAGAATCAAAGCAAAAGTAAAATCTGCTTATGATGAAGTCTCCAAAGTGTCTTCTACTCTCCCTGATACTTTGGTTGTATCTACAAAACTAAATTCTTTTTTAGTAAATACTACTATGAGTGCTGATAATTTAAAAAATGTTAAAAATTTCATAATTGATAACCTTAACATCAAAAACTATTACATCACTGATGAGTTAGGTGAGACTTTATCTCCAGGAGCTAAGGAACGATTTCTTCTTTACAAAAAAGATGTAAATATGTTTCATTTTGGTTTAAACGGTTCTTTTGTTCTTACTAATCCTGTTAAAGATTTAGTTGAAACACAAACTATGACTGTTTATACTCAAGGTAGTGGTTTAATATTCTTACAACCTGAAAGTATTTGTTTGGTTGATAAAATAACTGTTTAAGGAATTAAACTTGTTTAAAATTGATACTAATCATTTTCTTACCTTTGCAAATAGAGCTAGTCAAATGGCTAGCTCTACCAAAGGAATAAAAATATCAGTTCTTGGTGGTGTGAAAAAGTATGCACACATTCACGAGTTTGGAGGAAAGTATCATCCTAAAAGAAGTTTTATCAAAACACCAATAGAAAAAGACGAATATAAAAAAGTAATAAATAAAGAAATAAAACACATAAATTTAGATAAAAAGAATTCATTTATAAATTTCTTTGATAATCTCGGTTTATCCACTGTCGGTTATCTTCAAAAATACATATCACAAAATAAAATAGAACCTAAAACAAAAATAAAAAGATTAAAAGGAAGAAAAACAACTCTTATAGATAAAGGAATTTTAAGAAGGAGTATCTATCATGGCAGACTTACTTAATGATTTTAAAACAGAATATAAAGATAAGTTTATAAATGATGTTGTTTTTTCTAAAAGTGATGATGATTTAGAAAAATATATAAACACAGCAGAACACGACATAACTTTAGAATATCCTTCTTTTACTGATATAGAAAAAAAGAAAAGATTATTAGTAATATATTATCAAATAAAATATATGATTAAATATCCACAGGAAGAAATAAGAAAGGTGTCACAAAATTCAGGAGTTCAAAATGTATCTGCTGGAATTGGTGAAAATTATGAAGGAAAACCTACAAATTTATGTTTTGAAGTCCACCAGTTATTAGATGAATACAGGTTGAGATTTTATGTTGATTGAAATTATAACTATAACAAGAGATGAACACAATAGAGAAATAAAAAGTGAACCTTATTTTGTTTCTCCTTTATCTGTTATTGATACAGATAAAATAGTAGTAAATAACAATATGGAAGAAGTAAGAAGTAATATGATTATAAGATTAAACAATTCTTCTGTTGTATCTCGTTATGATAAAGTAAAAGTAGAAGGAAAAGAATATGACATTATTTCTTATTCTATTGTTAGAGATTTAGCACAAAATATAAGAGGATATATTTTAACTATATGATTGATTTAGTAGAAAATTTTGTAGATTATATTAAAACAGATTTTGCTAAAGATTATTCAGTAAATTTTGAAAGTAATTTTACTCCTTTAGAAAAAAGAAATAATAATTTAACTACAATTTTAGTTAGATGTGATTCTGTTGGTTATGATGAAAGGAGTAGAGATTATAAAACTTATGGTTTATCTTTTGTTTTTAAAAACGAAGATTTTTACAAAGTAAGAGATGATAGTTTTAAATTTTATTTTGATTTTACTAATTCTAATATTTACAATGGAACAATAACTTTAGGAGATAGTAAAATACGAGCTAATATTAATTTTTTCTCCAATTTATCTTATCTTGGAGAAAGTGAAAATACTCACTATTATGAATTTAAAGTGAATGTAATTATATAATTAAATTTAATTTTAAGAGGTTATAACCTATGTATACACAAAATACAAAAAATTTCACAGGTAGAGATATTGCTACCATTAGTCCTGTCGCTATTTTCTATGGTAGATATAGAGATGATGTACCTAATTTAAGTGGAACTGTTGCTCTTGCTAGTAATGGAAATCTTACTGGTACAGGTACAAAGTTCCAAGACGAATTGAAAGTTGGTGATTACATTTATATAGAAGGTGAATCAAAAAGTAGAAAAGTTTTAACTATTGCTTCTGGTAATACTCAAACCGCTACTTTAAGTGATGGAAAAGTAATAAGTGGTGGTAAAACTATAAAGAAAGACGAACTTCTTTATATGGGTGGTAATGATGGTCTTACTTATAAAAAAGAAACAGAAAAAATTGCTATCACTTATGATTCTGCTGGTCCTTTAGATGAAGTAAATGGTGATATTTCTATCGATCTTACAGTATCTTTTACTGAATTAGGTGCTGAGAGATTAGCTAAGTTAGATGATGGTTATAATATCATTTACAAAGCTGATGGTTCTATTGATAAGATAGAATTAGGAAATCCAAAAATTGGAATTGATCCAATAGAGTACAGATTAAAAGTTGTTAAAACTACTAAGAAACTATCTGCAGGATTGACAAGAGATGAAGTAGAGGCTTCTTTATCTACCGACCCCGCTGATACAATGAATTTCCTAAAAGTAAGACCAAACAATTCACCTGAATTTACTTTTAAAAGTAATGAAATTGCTATGGCTGAATATGGGTTTAAATGTTTTCCAGGAACTTACAAAACTCATATCGGTAAATTCAATGTTCAAGGTTTGTTATAGAAAATCTAAATTGTTTTTTCTCCACTAGGGGTGTAGTTTTCCTGTTCCTACACCCCATTTTGGAGAAAATAGGAGAAAAATAATGATAGTAAAATACAAAAATTTAGAATTTGATTTAGAATTTAATCCACGAGGTATAAACTTCTACGATAAGATGGATAATAATTATGAAATAATTAAAAAATTAGAAATAAAGAGAATAAACACTCTTAAAGAATTGAACGAAAAACTATCTTCTTATTACAAAGATCCAATAGAAAGTTTAACAGAAGAAGATTACACTTCTTTTTATGAAGAACATCCTGAATGTTTAAAATATATGGACGAAAGTCAGAAATTAAAAAAGGAAATACTAAAACATTTAAAAAATAAGTTAAAAATAATTATAAACGAAGAAAAATCAAAATCTTTTAATGATATTTTTGAATGTGATCTGTTTGATTATACTACAGAAAACAATGAATTCATTTTGTTTCTTGCTTTTTTAGAAAATTTTGATTATAAAAATCAAAATAAAGATGGAGTAAAAAAAAAAATAAAAAAATAAATGTTGCTATGATACTTGTTGAAAATGATTTAATTAAAAATGGAAATTACACAAAAAAAGATGTTGATGAGATGTCTTTTTATCGTAAAATGTGTAATATGTTATCACTCCAAGTATTAAAAAATGAAGATAAAATAAATTTCTTTTTAAAAAATGTGGAATTAGATGATAAGAAAAATCTAAGAAAAGAAATAGAGAAAATGGAAAAATATAATTATTTTCTTATACACGAATCTGATTATGAAACAGATAACGATTCCAATCCTTATGGACTTGGTAAAGGTTGGGGTTCTTTAGGATAATGGCTAACGATAGAAGTATAGATTTTGAATTACTCTTAAAGAATAAAGAGTTTAAAAAGAAACTTAAAGAAAGTATCAAAGACATTAAGTCTCTTTCTAAAGAAACAAAAAAAACTTCCACTTCTATTAAAGGTTTATCTACTAATTTTAAATTAGTATCAGGTGTTATTGCTTCTGTTGGTTTGTTGAAATTCACAAAAGATATTATAGAGGCATCAAAAGGAACAGAAAAACTTGTTCTAAAACTTTCTGCTATTCAAGGTTCAACTAAAAAGGCAAGGGAGTCTCTTGCTGAATTTGATAGACTTACAATCAAATTAGGAAGGAGTGCTGCAGAAACTGAAAATGCTTTTGTTAGATTAGTAGGTGCAGGAATAAAACCTACTGAAGAAGTGATGACTTCCATAAGTGATATTGCTAATACTTTTGGAATATCAATGGAACGATCTACAAGAGTTTTATTGAGAAGTGCATCAGGTAATACACAGGCATTAAAAAGACTTGAAGAATTTGGTGTCGGTTTATCAAAAGTAGATAAAAAAACAAATACTCTTACATTATCTTATAATAATCAAACTATAACTGCTAAAAATACTGCTGATGGACTGAAACAATTAGTTTTAAATATGGCTAAATTGGAAGGTATAGCTGGTGCTACTGCTTCTGTTATGGAAGGTTTATCAGGAAAACAAGCAGGAGCTAAAAGGAGTGTTGATGCTCTTTATGGTTCTATTGGTGATTTATTAAATCCTTCTTTAAATAATTATTATTCTAATGTTATAGATATAACAAAAAGTTTAAATTCTTTTGTATCTAAAAATGGTGCTACTATTAGGGCTATTGCTAAAACTACTGCTATAATGACAGGACTTACAACTGCTTTTATTTTAGGAAGAAGAGCTGTTCTTTTATTTGGAACTGCTATGAGAGGTTTAACTCTTAAAAGTGGTGCTATTGGACTTGCTATTGCTGGAATTGGTTTTCTTATTGCTAAAATGATTGAGTTCAATGAATTACAAGAAGAAAACGCAAGAAAAAAGGCGGAATTTAGTAAAGATTTAATTCAAAGTTCTTATAATGATGAGTTGAAGTTATTAAAACAACTTAATAAAGAAGAAAAAGAACAAAGAAAAGAAATTATAAAAACTAATTTAGAAAGGAATAAAGGTGATTTATCTTCTATTGAAAAAGAAATAAAAGAATTGGAATCTAAACCTAAGACTGCTGGAAAAGGTATGACTCAGGTTCAGTTAGAAGAAATAAGGAATAATGGAAAATTATTAGAACAGAAAAGAAAAATAAGAGATGGGTTAAAAAATGAAAATAATCTTTTATCTTCTCAATTAAAGGCTCATAATCAAATAGGTTCAGTATCTAAAAAAGTCACTACAGATATAACAACAGGAATAACTAAACAAATTTCTGGTTGGAAACAACTTCTCAATTTATCTAAAAATTTAGAAAAAGGTTTTGTTTATAATATTGATATTACTGCTACAAAAGGTGTCGATCTAATAACACAAGAATTTGAAGGAATGAAAGGTGTCACATTAGAAGTTATCAATAATTTAGATGATATAAACTCAAAGACTGTTAAATTAAAAATAGATGGTGGAAATATTGATGAGGTTCAATCTAAATTAGATAAATTAGCTAAAAGTTCAGGTACTCAAATTACAGGTACTTCTGGTTCAGGTACTCAATCTACTAATACTGGTGATACAAGTTCTACAAGTAGTAATCAAAAACGAACATTAGGACAGAGAATAGGTTCTACTTTAGGTACTTTTAATACTGGTTTTGGTGGTGGTTTTACTCCACAAACAGAAACTCGAACAGATTCTGATGGAAATGTTATTACTGATGAAAATGGAAATGCTAAACAATTTATAGATAAATCTAAACAAGGTACTCAATTACTCGGTACAGCTGTTAAAACAGGTGTAGATTTATCAAACATTAGAACAAAGCAACAATTACAAAATATCAATCAACAAAAAGCTATGATCGACTCTTTTATGTCTTGGAGAAGACAATCTGCTATGAGTGATTTTCAAAATGAAATGTCTGAATTAGATGAAAAAATAGAGGCAGAAAGAGAAGCTAATCGTCTTATAGAAGAAGAAACACAAAAACATTTAGATAAACTTAAAGAAATAAGAGATGAAGCTAATCGTATTCATGATGAAGAGGCAGAGGCTGAATTATCTAAAAAATTTCAAAGAATAGATGCTGAATTTCAAAAAAAACTTACTACTCTTGAAAAGGAAAACCTTACAGATGAAGAATTCCAAACTCAAAAAGAAATATTAGAGGCAGAAAGAAAATTACAAAAAGATAATGCTGAAGAAGAGGTAGAAAATAAGAAAAAAGAAAAAAAAGCTAATGAAGATAAAAAACTCAAAGAAGAAACTAAAAAGGCTAATAAAAAGGCTAATGATGAAAAGAAAAAAAACCTTAATGATATTAGAGAGTTAAACAAAGAAAAAACTAAACTCCAAAAAGATTTTAACTCTAAACAACAAGCTGAAGATAAAAAGATGAAAATTTATGAGTATGTTGTAGGAAAACAGGTTTTTGATATTCAAAAGAAATCTGATCTTATGAATGCTAAAATTGATTATCTTGCTGGTTTATCTAATATCATAGCTGCTTACGCTCCTTTAGGTTTTGCTGGAATACCAGCTGCTGCAGCTCACTCAGCTATGCTAACTGCTACTTACTCTTCTTCTAATGCTCTTATTAAATCACAACAATACCCACCTCCGATGGCTTTTAAAGAAGGTGGTATGTTTAGTGGTGGTACTCCTGGAGTAGATAGTATCAACGCTCTTGTTCATAGTGGTGAAGTTTTAGTTCCTGAAAAAAGATTTAAAGATTTAGAATCTGCTTGGATTACTAAAGCTAAAAGTGATATGGGTTATGCTCAAACTATAAACATTACTTTTATGAATGAAAATGAAGAAAAAATAGATGATGAAAGAATTGATATGTTGGAAAACAGAATAACTGAAAATGAAGAGTTTTTACAAGTATTGAGGGATATAAGAGTATGAAAATGGTAAAATTACCTAAACAAAAATTAGTATTAGACACTAATAATGTTGATGTTATTATTTATGGTGGTTCTGCTGGTGGTGGTAAAAGTTATTGTTTCTTTTTAGATTTCTATAATAATTATAAATTATTACATGATGATTATGTAATAAAAAAAAGAAAATCTCATACAACTTATTTTTTTAGAAAAACTTATCAAGATTCTAAACAATTGTTCAAAAAATTTATCGTTTTTGTAAATCAATATATTTATAAACCTAATAAATGGTTTTTTGATAAAAAAAAAATGGTTTTGAATATAAATAGAAAAGATAATTTAATTTATTTTTCAGACAATACAGAAGATATACATATGGAAGTAAATTTCTCAAATATGGATACTCGGTTCGAAGATAAACATCAAGGTATTGAATGTGATTGTTTTTATGTAGATGAGGCTACACAAGACCACTTTACTATCGATTGTTTTAATTTTCTAAAAACTCGACTAAGAAACCCAGATAATAATTTAAAGAAATATATCTTTTTAACTTGTAATCCTAAAAAAAACCATTGGTTAAGAAAATTTTTAAATTGGTATATAGATAAAAAGAAAGGAACAATTTTACCTGAAAGGGATTGTAGAATTATATTTTGGTTTCAAAGAGGTGAAACAATTTTATATGATGTAGATAAAAATAAATTAGAAAATAAAGTTAGAACAACTTTTTCTATATTTAAAAAATCTAAAACACTTCCGATTATGAATATGAAATTTATACAATCAACACTTGATGATAACCCTTATTTGAATGAAACAGATGATTACAGAAACAATCTTTTAAATCAAAGTGAATACAATAGACAAATATTTTTAGAAGGAAATTGGAACGCTATTGAAGAAAAATCTTCTATATTCAAAAGTCAATATTTCAAATTTAAAAAGAAGTTTCCTGTTTCTGATAATTTTATAAGGTATTATGATTTTGCTTCTACTATTCCACATAAAAAGAATAAAGACCCTGATTATACTGCTACTTGTAAAGGTTGTTTTGTAAATGATAAATTCTATATCCAATTTGATAGAATAAGAGAAGAATGGGAAGGTGTATGGAGATTTATAACTAAAAATGTTTATGAAGATGGGAGTAATTGTAAAGTAGTATATGAAGAAGAAGGTGGGAATAAAAATTTTGGTTCTATTCTTAAAAATGATATTTCTAATTTAGGTATAGAAGTAGAAGCTGACAGACCTGATAAATCAAAAGAATTAAGAGCTATGCCAATGTCTGCTTCTTTTAAACAAGGAAATATTTATATCATAGGAAATGAAGAAGATTTAGATGAAGAAATTGCAGAAATCTGTAATTTTCCACATTCTGCACATGATGATTTAGTTGATGCTATGACAGGTTGTTATAATCAATTAACTAAACAGAATAGAGAAATTTATAACCCTGACTACACTTTTGGAGGTGCTTACTAATGGGCTTACTCGATTTATTTAGAACTAATAGATATTTTACTATTGATGGATTACAAGAAGATGATGATAATATTTCAAATATAAATTTATATGAAAATTTTGGAATTGCTAAAACTCTTATTGATATTCCTATCGAAGATGTTTATCGTGCAGGTTATAGTTTTGATGTAAAACATGATGATAATTTAGAAATACCTGAAACTATAACTGATAATATAAAGAAACTTCTTATCAATAAATTCCACGAACATAAAATTGACTCTTACATAAAAAAGGGTTTAATTGATTCAAGGATTTATAATAAAGGAAGTTTGATTTATTACTCTGTAAGTAAAACTACTAATTTTTTTGAATTTTTGAACCTTGTAAATCAACAAGATTTTCAAGTAAATAAAAATGTGAATGATAATTTAGATCCAACTATAAAAGATTATAACAAACCTACTATTACTTTAAATTTGAATAATATTGAATTAAATGATAGTAATCATTTTCACATAACAGAAGGATTACTTTTAGGAGAAAATGAATATGTTTCTTCTCTAAGTGAGTTGAGAATACCTTTATTTTTTCATAAGAAAGTGACAGAAACTATAAGTCAAATGTTAGAAAATAACACTTTACTTACTGTCAAATTTAAAAATTTTGGAACTAATCAATCTAAAATAACAAAGAAAACATTAGATGATTTAAAAAATTCTATGAAAAATTATTCTCTTATTGTTATAGGAAACGAAGATGATACAAAAAGGGAAACTTACTCATTTTCAGGTATAAAAGATTTAATAGACTTCTCATGGCAGAATTTATCTGGTGTTAGTAAAATACCAAGAAGTAGAATTATGGGAAATCAACAAGGAACTATCTCCGCAAGTTCTTATGATATAAAAACTTACTATGATGAGGTAGAAAGAATAAGAAAAAATAATATATCTCCTATTTATAATAAACTAATTGAGATATTTTTAAATGAAAATGGAACTGATTTGAACAAATTATATCTCGGTTATAAAGGTAAATTAGTAGTAAAAGTAGATTGGAATAATCTTTATGTTAATACAGAATTAGAACAAGTTCAAATTGAAAAGATTAAAGCTGAAACTGATAATTTAAAATTTAATATAAATGAATTGGAAAACACTATTTAAAAATAATCAGTTAAGAACATTAACTAAAATGGAAAAATTGTATATTCATTTAATGTTATCTGCTAATAAGAAATTTACAGATAATTATATGAAAAAAATTGGTTTTAGGAAATCTTATGTAAATTTAGATTTTTTAGAAAAAAAACTGAACTCTATTATAATTGAAAATAACTCTTATTATCAAAAAGAGTTTAATAAAATCTTTTCTCTTATGGATAAATCTAATCGTATGTTTTACGATAGGTTAATAGATAGTCCAGTTTTAAAAGAACAAAATCAATTATTCACTGCTATAAAAATAAAAGAAGTGATTGACAATAATGTCAATCTGATAAAATCATATCAAGAACTATCAAGGAAAGAATTAAAAGAAACTTTTATAAAAATAAATATGAATAATATGACTTACACAGATTCAGTTAAAGAAATAACAGAACGATTTTCTGTTTTAAAATCAAAGGCTAAAATGTGGGCAAGAGATCAATCTGCTAAAAATTTTGGTGAATTTAACAAAATAAAACAGGAAAATTTAGGAATTGAAAAATTTGAATGGTCTTCTTCTGGTGACTCTCGTGTTAGACCTGAACATGCAGAATATAATGGAAAAGTTTATGATTGGCAAAGTGGAACAGAAAGTGGTTTATTTCCAGGTAGTGATTATCAATGTCGGTGTATTGCTATTCCTGTTAGAAATGGAGTTATGAATGTTATTTAAACTAACTAATCCTAATAAGAAAATAAATGAAGATGGAAAGTCTGTTGATGATTATCTTATTTTAGGAAAGTATGTAGAAAAAAACGTAGAACCTGATGAAAATGATTTCTCTATTATACAAGATTCAGGTTTTCTTAAAACATTGAAAACAATGAGAGCTAATAAATCTGTGACTCAAATCGGTTTTGGTATTTCTTATCAGTTGGCTAAAAATATTATCAAATCAAAAAAAGGAAGTATAGAATTTCACATTAACTCGAGAAAATCTGATAAACAGGAAAGGATAAACGATTTTAGAAATAAGATCAATAAATTAGAGAATTTTATATCAGAAAATGAAGACAATACTTATTACTTACACTTATACACAGATTACACAGATAAAGATGGAGAAATAGTTGATTATTCTATAAGAATTTCTAATATTCAAGTTTCTTACAAATGGTACAAAGGAAAAGTTTTTAATTTCTGTACCTGTTCTTTTACTTTTGATTGTTTAGATAAATTATTTAAAACAAAAGAAAAAAGATTTAATTTTAAAATGAATAATAAAGTAGATAAATTTTCTCTTACTATTGATGGTTTTAGAGCTATCTGTAATTTCCAATTTAAACCTGATACAATTTTAAACCCTGTAAATAAAATAGAAATGTATAATACAAGTAATGAAACCTTTTTTTCAATAAAAGGAATTAAAGGTTTTGGTGTATCATCTACAAATAGGATTTTCATAAACAATGAAACAGGTTTATCTACAAAAAATGGAACTATAACTGAATTTGAAGGTGTGAGTAATTTTGTTGCTTTTTCAAATGGAAAAAATGATGTGAATATAAAAAGTCAAATACCACTTATCATTGACTTTCTTTACAAAGAGGAGTATTTTATATAATGGCTAATGATGGAACTCAAACAGATTTAACAATAGGAACTAATGGTAATCCTATATATGATGAAACAACTATTGTTGTATTTGGAAAAAAGAAAATAACAAACACAAGGTTAAAATTAAAAAATTATTTCATGGATTGGGTTTATGACCCGATTGATAAACAACTTCAATCTACAAAATCTACTACAATAACTGGTGAAGTCCATAGAGTAGAAGATTTAGGAAATGGTAGAAGAGGTATTAGAATGTTGTTAGGTGTCCAAGATTTAGAAACTACTAAAGTTTATAAATTAGATGATGGTGCAAAAAAAAATGTAGATATAGAAGATAATTGGATTAATATGGATATAGTAACTGACGAACCTTCCACTGATAAACAAGTTTTTTTAGATTATATATTGAAAAGTGGTTTAGTTATTACTACTTTAAATGTTGGTGAATATTTGGTGGTTGAATATATTCCTGTTGGGACTGTCAATTCTGTAAATAATAATAAGACTCTTGTTTATGAAACTATAAATGAGATTGTTGATAGTAATATTAAAAAGTTTGTTGGTATAGATAAAAATAATTATGAAATAGATGGAATGTATAAAAATAATATACAAATCTTAAAAAGTGCTGTTAAATCTTTACAAGAACAAATACTCACTTATCCTAAAATTTTATATAGTTGTACTTTTACTGTTATTGAAAATAGTTCTACATCTGGTATAAATTTAGAACTTAAAGTTGATAAATTATTTGAAAAAAAAGATGATAATATTACAAGAATTGCATACGATTTAGAACCTAATGCTTTAAAAAATAATTTAAAGTATATAAAATTAGATATTAATTCTAATTATGAATATGATATAACAGGTGTTAGTTTTCAATCTTCTCCTAAAACTCAATCTAATTCTTATATACACAAAAAACAAGCAAGATCAAATCCACTAACATCACCTGAAAATACTTATGTTGACTATGATCAATCTTCTTTTGATTATGGTTATAATAATGTGGCAGATAAATCTGTTTGGCAAATAAATTTATACTCTTTCAATGTGGACAATGATAGAGATGAGTGGAGAGATAATATATTATATAGTTTGGTTGTGTTTGGTAATTATATAGTTAATATAGATAGCGATATAACAAAAAATATCAAAATAGAAAAATAAAACAATGTCAATATTCAATAAAAAAGGAAAAGACAACTGGTCTTACACAAAAGACGGAGACAGAACATATTATTCATTCCCAGCTATTCCTAACAATAAACTCGGTTTCTCTTCTTATAATATAAATACAAAATATGAAGGAATAAAAACCACTCTTATTGATTTAGACAAAAAAGAATTGTTTTGGTTTTTTGAATATTTAAAACCTTTGGAAGTTTTATCAATAGACATACTTATAAATAACTCCTTTATGGGTAATAATTATTTCAATCGTTATCTTATGTCTCAATATTGGAATTTTGTAGTTCAAAATAAAAAATTGATAGATAAAATACAAGGTGATAATGTTTCCATTGGTGGTTATACAGGAGGTTTGTTTATGAAAATGAACCTTTCTTCTCCTTACTCTTATATAGAAGATTTAGTTTTAAAATTCAACGAGTATGGAGGAGAAAAAGGACACGTGACTTTTATTAAAAGAGATGATTTTAAATATGTTTCAAATTCTCGTGTATTTGTTAGAAAATTCAATAAACAATTTTTTTCAGGGTTTGCTCAGTTAGAACCTGAATATGATAACGAAACTTCAAAGGTTACTAAAATAAATCTAATAGGTGGTTTTGAAAAAATAAAAAGTGTAAAAATTGAATACCCTTCTTTTCAAATCATTTCAATAAATAATTTAGATAAAAATCAAGGAACAGAAATATTATCAGGTGAAAGTTTCACAATTAATTTAATTTATAATGGAAATACAATCAATTTCAAGGAAAAAACTTTTACTGATTTTTTTGATAATAATAACAACTTTGATTTCTTCTTATTTGATAAAGATGATGATATGTTTGAAAATGAAAAAGTACCTATAAATGAAGTTGGAAAAACTGAAGGTTTGATTTATAGAAAATTCTTTGATTATTTAAAAAATAAATCTTGGTTTGAGTTTAGTGGTAGAAAAATAATTACTGGTGGTATTAGTTTAACATACACAATTAAAAGAAATTTAGTCAGTATCTTAGGAGAATCTAAATTAGATGCTAATGATATTAT